AAAGGCTTGGACCTCTCCAAGAAAAGCTATCAGAAATTGAAGGATTGGAAGAAGGGGTAGGTAAAACACCTACTGCTATAACATTTAGCCCTGCCATGATTGCTGCCAAGAATATGGAAAAGCAAATTATGGACCAACTGCAAGAGTCAAATGCAAGTAAGCAATTAAGGAGCACAGCGTTTGAAATGGCATTGTTTGGTACAGGGGTGATGAAAGGTCCTTTTGCTGTAGATAAAGAATATCCTAATTGGGATGAGGAAGGTAATTATAATCCTATATTTAAAACTGTACCATCTACATCACATGTATCTGTGTGGAATTTCTTTCCTGACCCTGATGCATCAAATATGGATGAAGCACAGTATGTAATTGAAAGGCATAAGATGTCAAGAAGTCAATTACGTGGATTAAAGAAAAGACCTTATTTCCGTAGCAATGTTATTGATGAGGTAATTGCAGCAGGGGAGTCTTATGACAAAAAGTATTGGGAAGATGATTTATCTGACTACGCACCTGAACATGGAATAGACAGATTTGAAGTTTTAGAGTATTGGGGTATGTGTGATGTAGACATGCTTGAAGAGAATGATGTAGACATCCCTAAAGACTTAAAAGAATTTGATGAATTACAAGCAAATATATGGATTAGTAATGGTAAGTTAATAAGAATGGTTCTTAATCCTTTCAAACCTGCTACTATACCTTATATGGCAGCTCCTTACGAACTCAATCCCTATTCTTTCTTTGGAGTAGGTTTAGCTGAAAACATGGATGACACACAGACACTAATGAATGGTTTTATGAGAATGTCTGTAGATAATGCTGTGTTATCAGGTAATCTGCTTATTGAAGTAGACGAAACCAACTTAGTTCCGGGTCAAGACTTGTCTGTGTATCCGGGTAAAGTGTTTAGAAGACAAGGTGGTGCACCGGGTCAAGCTATCTTCGGTACAAAGTTTCCTAATGTGTCAAATGAAAACTTACAATTGTTTGACAAAGCTAGACAACTTGCAGATGAAAGCACAGGTTTTCCGTCATTCGCACATGGACAGACAGGTGTTCAGGGTGTGGGAAGAACTGCATCTGGTATATCCATGCTTATGAATGCCGCAGCAGGTAGTATTAAAACTGTTATTAAAAACGTAGATGACTATTTATTAAAACCATTAGGTGATGGCATGTTTCGTTTTAATATGCAATTTAACTTTAACAAAGATATAAAAGGTGACTTAGAAGTACAAGCGAGAGGTACAGAAAGTCTGATGGCTAATGAAGTACGTAGTCAAAGGCTAATGTCTTTCCTACAAGTAGCATCTAATCCTGCACTAGCTCCTTTTGCTAAGTTCCCTTATATTATAAGAGAAATAGCTAAGTCTATGGAACTAGACCCTGAAAAGGTAACTAACAATATGGATGAGGCAGCACTACAAGCAGAGATACTAAAAGGTATGCAAGGTGCTATGCCACAGGAACAACCCCAACAACCACAACAACAGGCAGGTCAACCACCTGTAGGTGCTAACCCATTAGACCCCACAGGAGCAGGTGGTGGTAACATAGGTACAGGACAAGCTCCTTTACCAAACGAGCAAGGATTCTCAGGAAATGACGGACAAGCAGGTGCTGCAGCAAATCAAGCCGCTAGTGAACAACCTCAAGCTACTGAACAGCTTCAATGATTATATTGACTTACAGATAAGTAAGCAACATAAGATACTAGAGCAATCTAGTGATACAATAATTTTACATAGGTCTCAAGGTGCAATAGCGACTTTGAATAAACTCAAACTACTAAGGGATGAAGTAAATGGCATTAAGTAAACAAATGGAACTATTTGAAGATGGTGGTCTCAAAGACGAAGGTGGTATGGTTGATGAAGTATCAGGCAACGATGTACCATCAGGCTCTACACGAGAAGAAGTGAGAGATGACATACCTGCACAGTTAAGTGAAGGAGAGTTTGTATTCCCTGCTGATGTTGTTAGATATATAGGTCTTGAAAAACTTATGATGATGCGACAAGAAGCTAAACAAGGGCTGAAGCAAATGGAAGCTATGGGTCAGATGGGTAATTCAGATGAAGCTACAATGCCAGATGATTTACCTTTTGATGAAACAGACCTTGACATGGAAGACGAATTAGAGTATAATAGAGGTGGAGTAATTGAAGCACAACAAGGTACATATGTAGCACCTACTGTGCCTACAGGAAATCAACCACTAGGAACGACACCTATGGGTGCACCTCCAATACCACAACAGGTTGGTGCAGGAGTATCAGGTACTTCTTTTGGAACACCCTATACACCTAATGTAGGTAAAATGTATGGAGCAGGAGCAACACCATATGCTCCTGTATCATACCAAGACTTTTTAGGAACTAGTGCTGCAGGTGCTCCACAAACAAAGAATGTGAGATACGTAAATGAAGCCACTAATCAGACACGTATGATACCACATTTATTAAATGCAGATGGTAGTATAGGGGATACTTTATATCCTGTGCCTCAAGGCTTTGTAAGACAAGATGAAGCACCTAAAGAAGAAGCTAAGAAGACACAGGTACAAACAGCTAAAGTACAATCTGCTGACGCAGGAGATAACAACGATGGTGGAGGACCTACAACAAGTGCTAGTTTATCTTTTGGTGGTACAAAAAGTGGAGCAGGAAAAGGACTACAGGCAAATGCTATAACTGCTAATATCTCGTATAATATAAGTGCGTTTGGTAAAGCAGGAGTTATAGGTGGCTTGATGACTATTGCCGACATAAATCAAGGTAAAGATGTAGACACTGTAGGAAACAAAAATGGTATAACAACAAATCCAGTAGAAATGAGTTTTGGTAAAGGAAAAGTATCCCTTACATCTAAACAATATGCCTCTATAAAAAACAATCCAACAGGTAAAGAAGCTAAAGATTTAAAAAACAGACTAGAAGTGCTTAATTCCATAGTTAATACACCTTATACTTTTAATCCTGTGACTAATGTTTATACCGACAAATTAGGAAATACCTTAACGACAGAACAGGCAGAACAAGCAGGTAAAGATGTTCAAGATAAAATATCACAGGAAGTTAGTAAAGGTAGAGATATAGCAGATGTCATAGATAATTTAACACAAACAGAAATATCAGTGGCACAAGACTATGGTATTACAGCAGAAGATGAAGCTGACACAGATGACAGTCAGAATACTGGTGGCTTTGATTTTGGTGCAACACAACCGGGTCAAGGTGTGACTACCTCTTATGGTGTTGGAACTGATATAGACGATGACGATGACAGTTCCCAAGATAACAATAATAATGACGGTACAGGAGACCCGGGAGGCACTGATTCAGAAGCAGGAAGTGAAATGGGTGGCGAAGATGTTTACAAAGGCTCTCTTATAACCAAACGTAAAGCATCAGGTAAAGTAAAGAAAAAGTATATGAAGCGAGGTGGATTAGCTTCACGTTAATAATCCATAATATAAGGCTACTTATCCCCCAACAATAATTGGCTACGATAACCCCAAGGAGAAAATAAAATGGCAGATGCTATGATTAAGGAAGCAACACCTAAGAAAGTTGCATTTGTGAGTAAACCTTACACACAAGAAGAAAGAATTAAAAAAGAAGAAGAAGAATTAGAACAACTACTGAAAGAGCAAAAAGGTGAAGTTGAAACTAAGGCTGAAGAATCGGAAGATAAGAGTGAAGAAGAACCGACTTCTGCTGAAGAGAAAACTTTTAAGAAGCGTTATGGAGACTTACGAAGACATACTCAAGAAAAGGAACGAGAGTTTCAGAAGCAGTTAAACGACTTAAAAGAACAGCTAGATAAAGCAACAAAAAAAGAAATAAAGCTACCTAAGTCTGATGAAGACATAGAAGCATGGGCAAAAGAATATCCTGATGTAGCGAAGATTGTTGAAACAATTGCAATGAAAAAAGCTAGAGAGCAATCAGAGCAGTTAGAAGCGAGACTACAGAAGATAGATGAAATGTCTGTTGAAGCTAAGAAAGAGAAAGCTGAAGCAGAACTAATGAGACTTCATCCTGATTTTGATACTATTAGAGACAGTGATGACTTCCACGAATGGGCAGAAGAACAGCCAAAATGGGTACAGGATGCACTTTATGAAAATGACAATGATGCAAGGTCAGCAGCAAGAGCAATTGATTTATACAAAGCAGATAGAAACATTAACAAGAGCACTAAAACAAAAAGTGATAAGAGTGCTGCTATGGATGTTGGTACGAAAGCTACAAAGACTAAAGTGGACACTGCTGAATCAGGCAAAAAAATACTTGAGTCCTCTGTTCAAAAGATGTCCGCTGCACAGTATGAGAGACAAGCTGACACAATAATGGAAGCTATCAGGTCTGGTAACTTTATATATGATGTATCAGGTTCAGCTAGATAATATAAAAATATAGTTGACAAAGAAGAATTTATGTATATAACTATACATAACTAAAGGTGTAACATAACCCCTTTCTAGGACACTTATGCTACACTACTACCCTAACTTTAGAGATTACCCAATTATGTGAGCCTACACAGGAATCGCTATCCTACGTACAACCTCAACGCATGAATGGTCCTTATAAAGTAAAATGACTAAAAACTAATAGTACACATTCCGTGTACATTTGATAAATGTTTAAGGAGATAAAAATGGCATTTACAGCAGCAGCTGGTTATGGTAATCTTCCTAACGGTAATTTTAGTCCTATTATTTACAGCAAACAGGTTCAACTTGCATTTCGCAAGGGGTCTGTCGTTGAAGCTATCACTAACAGTGATTACTTCGGTGAGATTGCTAATATGGGCGATTCCGTTAAGGTTATCAAAGAACCAGAAATAACAGTCAAGGAATATGCAAGAGGAACAGCAATTACTCCTCAAGACCTTGATGACGAAGAGTTTTCACTTACTATTGACAAAGCTAATTACTTTGCATTTAAAGTGGATGATATAGAAGAAGCTCATTCTCATATTAACTTTCAACAGTTAGCATCAGATAGAGCAGCTTATAGACTAGCCGACCAATTTGACCAAGACGTACTTGGTTATATGTCAGGTTTCAAGCAATCAGCAATACATGGTGCACCTAATACAGCTAATACAACTGTAAACGGTACTAAAGCCGTATCAACTGCAGGTTCTGACGAACTTTTAGCTTCAATGCAAATTGACGCTGAAGACTTCGGTGGTTCAGCAGGTGACGCTGTAGCTATCTTGCCAAGAGCAGGTGGCGATTCAGCACCTACTGCTAACGGAGATAGAAACCCATTAACTGTTATTGCTAGAATGTCTAGACTATTAGACCAACAGAATGTTGACACTAATGGTAGATGGTTAGTATTAGACCCTGTATTTATAGAAGTACTAAAGGATGAAGATTCAAGATTATTTGATGCAGACTTTGGTGGAACTGGACTACAGAATGGTTTAATCCTAAACAACCTACATGGTTTCAAGGTTTATCAGTCAAACAATTTACCTGCAGTAGGAACAGGACCATCTAATACAGGTGCAAACAGTTCTTCTAACTATGGTGTAATTGTTGCTGGTCATTCTTCATCAGTAGCTACTGCCGAGCAAATCAACAAGACAGAGACTTATAGAGACCCTGATTCTTTTGCTGATATTGTTCGTGGTATGCATTTGTATGGTAGAAAGATACTTCGCCCTGAAGCAATCTCTACTTGTATATATCACTTAGCATAAGGGAGATTAGATTATGGCGAATATTACTGCTGTTCTTAAAGCCGCTTCTGGCAACTCCCAGAGAGGCAGAAACGTATACTATATAGATAACGTTATTGACTTAACTGCTAATAGTATTAATCCTAACGGTGATACCATTCAAGCTATCACAGTTCCAGCTAATACTCTTGT